CGCTCACGTGGGCCGCGATCGAGCTCCAGGACATCCCGAGCGCGATGGCGGCCGTCGGCGACTTCCTCCAGAAGGCCGGCGCCTCGCCCGACCGCGTCGAGGAGATCGTCAACTTCTTCCTCGAGCACCTCGGCGCGCCGCCGATGAGGGCCCACGACGACGCAGACCTCGTGCTGCGGCGTGAGGAGGAGCGCGCAGTCGCGGCCGAGATGGCCAAGCTCGGCAAGGAAGATCCTGACGAGGACGACGACCCCGAGGAGGAGGAGTAAGCCATGGGCACGGTCACCATCTCCGCGGTCGACTACTCGGTGTACGGCACGCACACGGGCGCTGATTCGCTCGAGGAGTACGCGCTCGGCGATCTCGCTCGCGAACCGATCTACAACTCGTCGGAGAACACAGCCAGCAGCGGCAAGCGACAGAAGCAGGCGCTCGTCAGCGCGACGCGCGTAATCTCCGGGCTCGACTTCGCCGACGAGACCCACGCCGACCCGACGACGGCCGGTCTGCCGCAGGCGATCATCGACGCCGCCTACGAACTCGCGCTCGCCGGCCTCGCCGACTCGTCGATCTTCACGACGACCACCACCGAGGACAAGATCAAGCGTGTGGACGCGAAGGGCGTCAACGTGGAGTGGTTCGGCCCGCGCGACGGTGGACGGCTACCTGGCCGCGTCGCCGAGCTGCTCGCGCCGTACCTTGCGGGCACGTCGTCGAGCGGCGTGGGCGCCGGCAGCTACGCGGCGGGCGTCGACGGCGAGTCGGCGTTCGATGCGTGCGACGAGTTCGGCATCAACGGCGGGGGCTGACCATGGGCGTGAAGCTGTTCGGCGTCGACATCGCGAAGATCGTCGCGCAGAAGATCGGGCCCGGCCTCCTCGACTGCACCCTCACCCGCGTCACCGGCACCACTCGCGAGCCCGGCAACCTCGCCGGCGGCACGCAGCCGGTGACCGCAACCTACCCGTGCAAGGGCTTCGAGGCGGCACTCGAGCAACGGCACATCGACGGCACGTTGGTAAAGCGCACCGACGTGATGGTCGTGCTCCTGGGCGACACGATCAGTGGCGGGGCGATAGAGCCACGCGCTGGTGACCGCGTCCAGGTGGCGGGCGGGGTGACGCGGGCGGTGGTCACGATCGTGGACCGTGACGCAGCGGCCGCGACGTTTTCGCTGGCGGTGCGGTGATGCGCATCGCGATCGTCGGCGGCCCGCGCACGGGCAAGTCGAGCTCGGCGCGCGCCGTGGCGCTCGCCCTTGGCCTGCCGCTCGTGTCGACCGACGACTTCATCGGCATGGGCTGGTCGCAGGCATCGCAGCACGTCGCCGATATGCTCGCCGACGGCGCGCCGCGCGTGGTCGAGGGCGTGGCTGTGGCGCGGGTGCTACGCAAGGCGCTGCGAGACCGCCCCGAGGAGCGGCCGGTCGATCGGCTCGTGATCCTGATCGTGCCGAAGGTCGAGCAGACCGAGGGCCAGCGTGTGATGGCGAGCGGCATCGACACGGTGCTCGACGAGATCCTCGGCGAGTTGCAGGCGCTCGGCGTGGTCGTGGTGCAGGAGCCGGCGGCATGATCAGGCGCTACTCGGCAGACGACGAGACTGTTGACGTGTCCATGCTCGGCCGGCCGATCTGTCCCCGCCACGAGGCGGACGCATTCGACGAGGCGCACGGGTTTCACTGCGCGTGGGACGGTCGTGCGCCGTGCTGGTGCGCGCCGCTGCCTGTCGCTCGCGTACGCGCGCCGTGGTGGCGGCGACTCCTTGCGTGGTGGCGCGGCGCGCCGACGCCGGTGTGCGTCGAGTGCGGTTGCGCGTCATGTCGCGGGGCGTGCTCGTTCGGCGCCACCGCTGTCGGGTGCACCTGCCCGGCGCATCGTCAGCACGAGCGCGGGTGCTCTCATCGCGCGTTGCTCGAACGCGTCATCGAGGTGCGCAACGAGACGCCGTACCAGGGATGGTGCGATCGAGTCGATGAGGTTGCGCGCGCTGACGGGCGGCCTCCGCCCACCGCGATGCCGGGTCCCGGCGTCCCGAGGCCCGGATGACCCGCAAGCGCCTGCAGGAGCTTCTCGACCGCCAGACCCCGCGTGTTCGCCGCCGCTACCTGGCCGCCATGCAGCGCGTTCGATCGCGTGCCACCCTCGCCAAGCTCGAGGACGCGCTCGAATCGGGCACCATCGCCACCGTGCTCGACGAGGTCGAGCGCGGGGCCGCGCTGTTCGCCGCCCAGACCGAGGCCGTCACCGCGCTCGTCGCCAACGAGGTCGCCGAGCAGCTCTCGAAGAAGCTCGACGTCGTGGTGACCTACGACGGCACGAACGAGCGCGCCGTCGCGCAGCTCCGATCGAACCGACAGCGCGTCATTCACGCGATGCGCGAAGAGGCGTGGGAGGTGATGGCCGACGGGATCAAGTCGGGCACGAACCCACGCGAACAGGCGCGTGCTATACGCGACTCGATCGGCCTCACGCCGAAGCAGGCCGAATGGGTGCGCTCGTACCGCCGCCGGCTGGAGACGCTCGATCGCGGCGCGCTCGGCATGGAGCTCCGCGACGCCCGGTACGACGGCACGGTCCGCCGCGCGATCGATGAGGCGAAGCCGCTCACGGCGAAGCAGATCGACAAGCTCGTCGAGCGGTACTACCAGCGCGCGCTGCGGTACCGAGCGGAGGTCATCTCGCGCACGGAGACGATGTCGGCCGTGCACGCCGGCCAGCACGAGGCGTATCAGCAGGCGATCGACGACGGCACGCTCGACGCCGACCTCGCGATCCAGACGTGGCACGCCGGCGGCCCGCCGCGNNGTCGATGAACGGGCAGCGGAAGCGGTGGGGCGAGTTGTTTCGCAGCGGGCTCGGCAACCTGCTCAAGCACCCCGGCGACCGCGATGCGCCCGTCGAGGAACTAGCGAACTGCCGGTGTGGACGCTCGGTGAAGGTCTTCGCCTCGAAGGAGGCCGCGCAGGCCTACCTCGACGGCACGGCGGCACCGGCGGCGGCCTAGAACGCTCGCCCGTCGATCGTGTCAGCCTCGTGCGCCGCTGCGTGGTCGGGGCAGTATTCGAGGGCACGCGCGAAAGCGTCTCGCGTCAGGCGCGTTGCCCAGCCCTCGCGACGCGCCCTGTCGCGCGCAGCGTGCGGGCTCGACGTCGAGGTCTTGAGGCGCGCCGCGCAGCCTTCGTGGTCGCACGTAATCGTGATGGCGCCGAGGTCGATCATCGGGGACGTCTCTCCTTTGCCCGGCGCAGCAGTTCCCCAGCGATCGCCTCGTCGTCGTCGCCCCAGCGGTTGTCGGGCGCCGCCTTTACGGCATCGACTGCAGCCAGGATCTCACTCTGCGCGGCGGCGAGATGCGCTTTCATCGTGGCGGGATCGAGCAACACGCCGAGGCCGACAGCCAGCGGGTTCTGCGTCCCACTCGGGATGGCGAGCACCGAGGCGCGCATCGCAATGAGCTGCTTCACGTTCGGGCCGATCGTGCGAACGATCGCGGCGCTCATCGCACCCGCCTCCCATCGCTGCACCCGCACCGGCAGCCTTCGACGCCGAGCTGGGCAGGCGAACGCTCGATGACGATGCGTTCGCACGGCGTCGCGCGGAAGCGCACAGCCTCGGGCGGCCCGGCCGCGATGCGCAGCGGCTTCCCGAGCAGCCGCTCGGCTTCGGCCTTGATGTCGGCGACCGGGCTCGTCGCAGTGTCGGCCCATCGTTTGGAGTCCTCGGTCATGTCTGCTTCTCCTCGGGCGCTGCGTTCGCCGCGCGTCCTGTGCTGACCAGCCACGCGAGCACGTCGCGGATCCGGTACATGTAGCCCCGCGGCGTGGGCTGTGCGAACACCGGCGGGCCGACGCCGCGGTGTCGCCACGCGCGGATCATTCCCGGCCGCCAGCCGAAGTGCTCTTCGATCTGGCGCGCGCTCTTCGGCCGCTCGTCGTCGTTGAGTGTCACGATCTGCAACGACGTCGACGCTAGCGACGCTCGCTGTCGGGTTCCAAATTCGTTTCTTGGTCTCGCACGCGCGCGTGCCGCAAGTTGGCGCTCGTGAGCAAGCCTCTCGCCTTCGCGAAGACCTCGCCCGAGCCGCTGCGCTTCGACAAGAAGCTCGGCATGTGCTTCGGCTGGTCGTGCTTCGCCAAGAAGGACGGCGAGGCCTACGAAGACAGCCACGGCGACCACATCCCCGAGGACGACATCCTCCTCGCGGCGCTCGAGCTCTCGGCACTGCCGGTCGAGGACCGCACGATCAAGGCGAACCACTCCGGTGGCGCTCGTGGCTCGATCGTGTCGTGCTGGGGCATGACCGAGGACATCGCCAAGGCGTGCGATGTCGACACCCACGGCACCGCCGGCATCCTCGTCGCGTTCAAGCCCGACGAGGAGCTGCTCAAGAGCATCGAGAGCGGCGAGGCGTTCTGCCTGTCGATCGGCGGCGTGAGCCACGACCCCGAGGTCATCGAGAAGTCGAAGGCCGCGAAGGTCGAGAAGCGCAAGCGGGTGCTTCGCAAGGTCTCGATCCACGAGATCAGCGTCGTCAAGCTCGGCGCGCACGAGGGCGCGAAGGTCGCGCTCATCAAGCGTGCCGATGTCGGCGAGCCGACGGTCGAGGTCAGCGCGGAGGCCAAGGTCGCGCACGCCGTCTCGCTCGTGAAGCACGCCGCGCTCGTCGCAGGGCTCGTCACGCCGATCGAGAAGCGCACCCCCGCCGCGACGTCGTACGAGCTGGGTCACCAGCACCTCATCTACGACGCCGACGAGAAGGACGGCGTCACGTCCTACGACCGCGCCGACGGATTCCAGTACGGGCACTCCCACAACTGGATTCGCGGCGCCGACGGAACCCTCACCGTGCTCGCGGCCGACGGCCACACGCACACCCTCGCCACGGAGACCATCGCCATGAGCAACCCGACCGACATCGCCAAGGCCCAGGCCGACATCACCGCTCTCAAGGCGGACTTCGCCAAGGCGAAGGAGACCTTCGCGAAGGCGCTCGACACGCTCCGCAACCTGCCCGCCGACCAGGCGGCGTTCGCGAAGCGCCTCAAGGGCGACGAGCTCGAGCAGTTCCTCGGCAAGCCCGAGGCGGACCGCGCCGCGCTCGCGAAGCCGATCCACAAGAGCGAGCGCACCGGGCGCTGCTACTACGCCGGCGAGGAGTCGCTGGTCGAGATGGCCAAGGAGCTCGACTCCAACGCCGTCGAGCTCGCGAAGGCGCGCGAGGCGAACGAGACCGCCCGCATCGAGAAGTCGGCGCGCGAGGTCATCCCCTTCGTGAAGGGCTCGGACGCCGTCAAGGTCGCCATCATGCGCGCCGTCGAGGCGCTGCCCGAGGAGCTCCGCAAGGAGGCGCTCGAGACCCTGCGCGCGGCCAACACCGCGTTCGAGTCGGTCACCAAGCGCGTCGGCGTCGCCGGCGGCGGCGTGCCCGAGACCGGCGCGCTCGCCCACTACAACGCCGGCCTCGCCGAGTTCGCGAAGTCGCGGAACGCGAAGCCCGACGACGTCGCGCTCGAGTACCTCACCACCGACGACGGCAAGGCCCGGTACGCCGCCTACGAGCGCGAGCTCCCCGGCGGTCCGCGCAACTGACCGCTGACCACCCCTTCGCCACCGACGAACCGAACCACGGAGACACACCATGGCCACCATCGACAGCACCCCGGTCAGCCTCGTCAGCGGCGCGGACCTCAGCGCGCGCAAGAACCGCTTCGGCAAGGTCGACAACACCGGCCGGGTCGTCGCGTGTTCGGTCGCCGGAGAGCGAGCGGACCTCGTCATCGGCAGCGAGCCCGACGCCGCAGGCAAGGGCGTCGACGCATTCATCGAGCGCGTGATGAAGGTCGAGGCCGGCGGTTCGTTCGACGCGGGCGCCGATCTCACGACCGACTCCGTCGGCCGGGCGATCGTCGCGGGCGCCGGCCAACACGTCAACGCCGTGGCGCTCGGCGCCGGCGCGACCGGCCGTCTCGTGTCGGTGCTCCGCCCGCTGGTGCAGCCGCACGCCGCGGCGTCCTCGGTGGCGGTCGCCGCGGCTGGCGCCATCCCGCCGAGCGCGAGCCACATCGCGCTCACCG